GCGTTGAGTGCAGGGGTGTAATCGAGAACACCAGCCATGGTCAGTGCTGAAGCAACGTCAGCAGAGCACATGATGATGTTGCCCTTTCCTCTACGAGTTCTTTGTGCAATCGCGTTCGCGTCGCGCTCGATTTGGAACAGGAGACCCTTGAACTTCTCAACAGACCAACGACCGTTGGAGTCAACGTCGAGGTCGAATACACCAGCAGTAGCGGTGTTTGCAACAGCACCTTGCTCAGCAACCTTATAGATGGTTCTGATGACTTCGCGGTTGATTTCAGCAAGAATCTCAGTTGACAGAATGTTTGCCAACTCAGCTTCTGCATTCAGACCGTGAATTGCCTTCAGGTCTTGTGCAAGCTCAAGGCTGTATTCTGCCTTCAGTGCTCTTGACTTTGCAGTAACAGTGACTTTCTCGATCGAGAATGCCATCTGGTTGAATGCATCCGTTGAGGAACCATCGAGTGATTCTGCCTCATCGGTACGCATACCCTGACCGACGCTATAATCGGTGGAGGTTGCTGAACCAACAGGGTTCAGAACTGCAGGGTTGGTGCCAGCCTGGGAAGTAGTACCCATACCAACGCCAGGACCAGTCCAACCATCGGTGTGACCGAATCCAGCATTCTGACCAGAGAATGCGGTGTTTGCTTCGTTGTAGAATGCTTCAGTACCAGTCTGGTTGGTGTAGGTGGAGCGCATTGCGAAGATCAGTCCAGTAGGACCGTTCATTGGCTGAACACCTGCGAGGTCATAAGCGACCAGGTTAGGCATTGAACGTCTGATCAGTGAGATCAGAACGGGGTCGAAACCAGCAACAGGAGATGCTCCAGCACCAGAGAAACCTGCGTTTCCAGTGCCTGAAGGATCAGTGTTTACGTTTGGTTGCTCCATGAGCATACCACCTGCATTGAATGCAGACTGCTCGCGGAGGAATTTTTCTTGGTTCTCTAACAGGACGGCGGTTACCGCTCTACGATGGGAATCTTTGATTTGATCAAGACCCTCATAGTTGAGGAGAGGTGCCCACTTTTCCTGCAATCTTTCTGATTGAAACATTGCGTTTTACCTTTGTAAAGTTTGTGTTTGACTAATATTAAATTCAGTTATTTTTGCTAAATGACCCCAGAGTTCTGAGGTAAGTAGACATTGAATCAGAGTGGAACTCTGAAGAAACATCCACACCCTCGGAAAGGGTTTCTACTTTAGCTGATGGAGCCTGTGGTTTAGAGGCAAAATATGACTCTCTAATGGTCTCCAGTTTCTCACGATATTCTTCTTCACTTTCAAACTCAACACTTTCGGCAAGTGAAGCGAGCTTCTCTTTCTGTGTCTGTGCAAGACCTTCAGAGACTTGATCTAAAATTCCATCAGCAACCGACTCTGCGAGACGCTTGTTGAGTGAAATGTTTTTCTCAATCTGCTCGTTGAGTTTTTCTTCCATTTCATCAAGTTTTTCTACCATGCTCTCAAGAACATCATATTTATCTTCAGGGATTGTTACATAATGTGCTTCAAAAAGATCCTTCATTCCAGCAAGGAATGATTCGGTCATTTCAGATTTGAGTGCGTGCTCAATGACGAGTTCGTTCTCAGTGAACCACTCTTCAGAGACGTACTCAAGGTATGAATCAACACGATTTGCTAATTCAACCTTAACTTCTTCGATCTCTTCGGAGAGTGCAGCAGCATACTGCTCTTCCAAAGATTTCTTGATTTCGACAACCTTTGAATTAATTGCTGCTTCAAAGATTGTTTTTGCTTTCTCCTTAAACTCTTCGGAGAGATCCTCTCCTCCGAGCAGAGCATTAACATCTTCTTCGATGTCATACTCTTCTTCTACTACTTCCTCTTCCTCGGTCTCTACTACTTCCTCTTCTTCTACTTCAGCGAGGATTTCTTCTTCGTCACCTTCAGTCTCTTCCTTCATACCCTTCATTGGATCTGCACCCTTTGCTCCCTTATTGACAACATCACGAACTTGCTTGAGAGTTCCGCCAGGAGTCTTCAGCTTTGCTGAATCGTCATCTGGACGATAGTTGTCGGGGGTAGGACCACCCAAATCTTCGTAAGAACCAGCGACTGACGTATCCATTGGTTCTGCTGCTTTTGCACCAGCATTAACAGCAGTTTTGGATTGCTTTGTGCCTACTTCCATTTCTTGTAATTGTGTACCACGAGACATTTGAACTCTCCGATTTTCCTGTAGTAAATCTATATTTATTTATAAATTAAGATATTTAATGAATCAAAGGTTATTTAGGAAATTATTGAACAGATTTAACTTCTGCTCATC